CTGTACGGGTAGCGCAAGGCCAAGAAGTGCGGTAGGTGAAGTCATTGTTTCTCCATTATCGTCCGAAGACTAAAGACATTCCAACAGCAAAACCTTTTGCTGCGGCTGCGGATGTTTGCCAAGTGGGGGCTACGCCTGTACCGTTAGATACTAGAACTTGCCCAGACGTACCGGCATTATTGGTTGAATTAACTGAGTAGCTGGCAGGATACGTTACAAAAACATCCTTTGTGCCCGCTGAAAAGTTAACAGCTGAGCCAGAGTTGCTAGAGGCCAAAATAGCAGTACGTGCAAGAGTAGTACCAGAAGACGTATATGTTCCTACACCAACTTCCCATTCGTTACCTGTCTGACCTGCAATACAGTAGTACGTAGTGTTAGCGTTACCAACAACAGCAAAAGATTGAAAGCCAGTAGAAGCCCCAAGCAGGGTAACTGTACCTGTACCCGTCGTGGTAGTGGTTTCCTTTACGCGATCTGCTAAAACAAGAGCCATAATTTATCCTTATCAGGTTGTATCAACAACTACCCAGCCCGGCGTGTCTGTATTATCTATTGGCGTCCACGTTGGTGTTTGCGTATTACTTATATTTTGCCAGTTTGCGTTCTGGTTGTCATCAATTAATGACCAGTAAAACACACCAAAGCTTCCAACGTTACCCATTGCTTGATTGCCTGTGATAGCTACAAGCCGCGCCCCTACGGAAACAGAACCTACAGAACCTTGAGCACTCGCGCTAGTAAGCGCAACAATTTTCTCAAATACAACTGATCCAACGTCACCAGCGGCGGATGCGCTTGTCAATGCAACCGTTATATCCGAGGTGGTCGCCCCAACTGCGCCAGTAGCGGAAACACCCGTTAGCGCCGCAACTTTAGCAAACTCAACAGACCCAACAGCGCCAGTAGCTGTAACACCCGTTAAAGCGGCAACTCTGGCGTATTCAACAGACCCAACTTCACCTGCGGCAGATACGCCAGTCAACGCTTGTGTAGCCGCCGGAGTTACGGTGCCAATTTCGCCCGCAGCTGAAACCCCTGTAAGTGCAACAGTTTTAGTAGCTACAACAGTACCTGCGCTACCACTGGCCTCTACGCCAGATAGTGGGAACTCATGAGGGCCAACCCCCACTGTGCCAACCGAGCCTATGGCAATTACGCCCTCTTCAGTTGGATTATTTACGTCTGTAACATCCCCAACTTGGCCGCTGGCAGGCACACCTGTCAACGCAATAAATCGTTCGGCAACCGTTACTGTGCCAACTAAGCCAGAAGCCGTGACTCCCGTTACATCTGCGCTTTGAACTACGTCCGCAATAACTGTATCAACAGACCCAGTAGCGGCTACGCCGGTAAGAGCGACTGCATACGTTGGAACGACTGTGCCAGCATAGCCGTTAGCATGAACTTCTTGAATCTCAGGCGTGTTGTTTTCGTCAACGCCACCAATATCACCGGATGCAGAAACACTTGTCAACCCAAGTTGCGGGGTAGCAACAACAGAGCCCACATTTGCGGAAGCCGCTACACCTGTGATTGCAGCAGACCGAGCGCCAACTGACACCGTACCAACAGTGCCGCTGGCTGAAACGCTTGTTATAGCAACTGTGCGACTAGAAGTTACAGAGCCAACAGAGCCTGTGGCTACTACCCCATTTTCCGGTAGGCTGTTTGTTTCAGTAACAGTGCCCGCTGAACCGGCAGCAGACACGCCTGTCAAAGCTATGCTACGTGCACCTACTGCAACTGTACCTACAAAACCGCTGGCAAGTACACCGTTTTCAGTCGGATTATTAATTTCCGAGACTGAGCCTACCGACCCCGTTGAGGCTACGCCGGTAAGAGCGACGGTAACGTTTCCCCCCGCAAGCGAGGAGAACGGAGCACCTGCAAACGGGGCTATACCAAACATAGACTAAACGGCGAGTTACCTCGCCGCCCCTAGTTAGGTTGTAGCCAAGCGGATCAACGCTGTACTTGTCGTATTTGAAGGCATTGTCAAAGTGAACGTGCCAGCGGTCACAGTCTGTGAACCAAAGGTGTGAACACTGATTGACTTGTTACTCTGCGTAGAGTTGTACAACAACACAGCATCAAATGCGGTAGACAAGGTTACGTTGGTGTACGTAATACTTGCTGAAGGTGTCCAGTAAGCTACGCCAGCCGTAGCAGACGAATTGGTTGCTGTTGGGCCAGTTGCATTGGTTACAGTTACACCACCCGCTGTGTAGTTTGTACCAGATACTTCGCCTGTTGAAGTGTAAACAGTAGTAGAAGCGTTAATAGTGGCAGATGCCAAATACAAAGCCGCTTTAAGTGTATCGACAGTTGGGGAAGTCAAACTGCCGCGAGAAGTCAAAGTAACTGTTCCAAGTTGTTGAGCGCCGACCAACAGATCGCCCATGAACGAAGTGGTCATTGATTGGGTATTAGCCATGATATTTCCTTATGCAAAAGATGCTGCTTCGGCAAACAGCGGAGGTGAAGTCTTTAAGCGAACATGGGCAGAACGATGAACCAACTCACCTTCCAACCAATACTCAACCCAAGTTGTGTATTCGATGTCATTATCGACTGAACCCTCTCGCTTTTCAAGCAAAGATTCGTCCATGTCGCCTTTAGTTGTGGTAACAATCAATTTGAACTCCTAATAAGTGAAGTGGTGGGGCCATTAGTCGGCATTGTGATGGTGAAAGTTGTAGTTGAGGTCTTGTCAGAACCAAAGTCCAACACAGCTACGGATTTGTTACCCTGCGTAACGTTGTAAATCAACGCACATCTTGCGGTTATTGCTCCTGTCCACGAGATGTTTGGGAAGCCCACGTAGGCTGTGTATCCAGAGGACGACACCGTGATGGGTGTTAACTGTGCACCGCCAAGCGAATACGTACCCGTAGCAGGTATTTCATTGACTGAACTGTACACAGTCGTGTTTTCATTTAAATCTGCGCTGGCTGTGTACAAAGCAATTTTGATAACGTCAGTCGTCAAGTCGTGTATGCCTTGATAAAGCTCTGCTTTAAACGATGTGGTCTGGGTTTGGACAATAGCCATCAGGTCACCGCCTGTCTATACTGACCAGAACGATACGCGTCCTGACGCTCCATACCATCGCCCAGACGTTTAGCCAATGCAAGAGCTTCTTGGTATTTACCGTTGTAAAGCGCCATCATGTCTTGCTCACCCTTCATGTAGGTGTAAGCCTCAACCAAAGAGCCGTATAACAACACGGAGTCAAAGTTGTCGCCAAGCCATGTACGACCATCTGCCGCTACCGTTATGGACTCTGGGTAGTAGTAATAGTGCAACTCAACTGTGTAGTTGGCATCGGGCTTGGGGCCAAGAATAAACGTTAATTCGTCAGTAATTGTACTACCACTAACAGTAGGGCCAAATAAAGCGTAATACTTTGGAAGTCCTATGTCTGTAGCTTTTGGGTAAGCTTGGCGAATAAAGTTCACATCCTTGTTCAGCAAGTACTCATAGTTGCCGTCGGCATCAATAACAGCCAGTGAATACGAGGCTAAGTAGTCATCAGGTGCGGACAAGTATGTGCTGGTGGTAGATACCACGCCCGTCATGTTCTTACGAATAGACGGAAACTGAACAGTGTTGTAAATACGCTGCTCAGCCTGCGTAACGAACACGGGAATATTAGCCACGAAATCTGCTTCCGTGTTCTCCGTGTACGCCTGAATAGCAGCGCTGAGTGCAGCGTAATTCATGCCATTGGGCCTCGTGCCATCAAGCCTTTAGTCGCTGCGCCTGTACCGCGAACTTTGATGCCTGAAGTTTTAGTTTCATTCTGGCCGTTGTTGTAGTTACCAACACTCATTTTCATGGTGCTAAGGCTACTAATGCTGGAATCTTTGCCGGGGTTAGTCGACATTACCAGAGGCTTGCCATTCATTTTGTGTGGCGCAGCATAAGTAGCGGCGTCGCCAACTTCTTTACCCATAACTTTTTTGCTAAATTTAGCCATGTTATTTCCCCTGATTTGCGGCGCGAGACAAGTTACGTCCTAAACGCATGCGGTCGTCGGTTGTAGGGCCACCAGCTTTAAGCTTTGTAGGCTTCTTGCCGGGGTGCATATTCTTCTCGTGCTTACCGACAGCAGACTTAATCATCTTCTTGTCTTGAGCTAAATCTTTCTTGTCCATACTAGACTCCTTTAAGTAACTGTTACCGTAACTGTACCAACAAATG